AGCCAGGAATGGCTCTGCTCGTGATTGGAATGATATTGACAATATGATAGAGAAGGTTAAAATACTATCAGATTTTGTTTTAGATCAGCGCACGGTCTCTTCGCTAAAACGTCCAGAGATTAAACCGCCTTTAAAACATAAAGCCTAAGATACCGACATAGTCGCCTTAGCACTACGTCCCATTTAGGTTAGGCCGGGAAACCGATACCCTACGAAAAACGGGTTTTCACTTTTGGTTTTAACTTTTAATGGAGGGACAATTATGTCTACTCAGATTACTACCGCATTTGTAGAACAGTATTCTGCAAACGTACAGCATCTTGCCCAACAAAAGGGTTCTCGTCTTCGCGCTTGCGTAGATGTAGAAACTATTACAGGCAAGAATGCATTTTTTGAGCAAATTGGAAGCGTAGCAGCAAGAAAACGCCCTGCGCGGCACAGCGACACTCCACAAATGGACACGCCTCACGCTCGTAGGCGTGTTTCGCTTGAGGATTATGATTGGGCTGATTTGATCGATAACGAAGATCGAGTAAGAATGCTTATTGATCCTACTTCTCCGTATGTTACCGCTGCTTCAAACGCAATGGGGCGTGCTATGGATACGGCTATTATTGAAGCCGCAGATGGCACAGCTTTTACTGGCACAACGGGTTCTACATCAACGGCATACGACACAGCCAATACTATTGGTGTGCAAGTTGGCATTTCGCCTGCGGCTGACACAGGCCTAAACATTGGCAAGCTCCGTGCAGCTAAAGAAGTACTAGACGCTAATGAAGTAGACCCAGACGCAAAACGTGTTTGTATACTAAACGCAACTCAACTTCGCAATCTATTAGCACAAACAGAAGTAACGTCATCTGATTTTAATACTGTAAAAGCTTTAGTCCAAGGCGAAGTAAATGAATTTCTTGGGTTCCGTTTTATAAGGACACAACTTATTGGTGTTGATTCTAACTCTGATGATAAAGTGCTATATTTTACACAGCCCGGAATGAAACTTGCTGTTGGCATAAATCCAGTAGCTCGTATCTCTGAACGCTCTGATAAAAACCATGCTACTCAGGTTTATTATTCTATGTCTATTGGGGCAACCCGCATGGAAGAAAAGCAAGTTGGCATTATTACTTGTGATCCTACTTGATCACTAATTTGAAAGGAGAATAAATTATGGCTGTAGTAAATTTAGTTGGTTCACGCATTATGACCGGGCTAGAAACAACCCCTGTAGTGCTTGCAACTGCCGCAGAAGCGGGTGGTGGAGTACGACAATGGATTGAAACTGTAGAAGTTGCCGCAGATGATAGTGCAAACTCTACGTATTTGATGGCACGTATTCCGTCTAATGCAGTTATCTCACCAACAAGCACATTGTATTGGGATGACTTGACCACAACTGGTTCGCCTACCGCAGACATTGGTGTTTATAATATGTCAGGCAATTCTGATTTTACAGATGACCCGGACGCTTTATCTAGCGCACACGATGTAACAAGTGCAGGCAACGCAAGCGTTTTAACTCTTGCTGCCGGTATTTCTAACTTGGGCCAACCTGTTTGGGACTATGTAAATGGTGCAACAGCAGACCCAGTTACAGAAGTTGATATCAAAGTTGCAATTGTTGACGCTCCTCCCGTAGGTGGTGGCACAATGACTATGGTGCTTAACTACTCTGTAGTATAATATTAGTGGGGTGGTGGGAATTTACTTGCCACCCCATTTACTACGGAACTAAAGATGGATCATCCTACGGGAAAAAAACCAAAGAAAGTTATCCTAATTGGGCTTGGCCCGTCAAAATCAGAATATATGAATATTATGGCTTCTGATTCTTTAGGAATAAACCACGATGAAGTGTGGGGCATAAACGGGGCTGGTAATGTTATTAAAGTAGATTGTTCATTTGCAATGGACGATTATTTAATTTGCCCTGACAGAACACCGACTTTTGCAAAGTTCTTTGAGGAGGCAGATCACCCCGTGTTTACTTCTACTCCTAGAACGCCCAACGCTATTGCGTATCCATTACAAGACGTTTTAAATATGCCGGGAGCAAGGCCGTATTTTAACGGGTCTGTATCTTACGTTGCGGCTTATGCTGCATTAATAGGCGTAGAAGAACTTACTATATTTGGATGCGATTACATATACGGCGGCATGGGAACAAAGCACCCACGACAAACAGAAACAATAGCACGGTATTTAGCGTGCATGACGTATTGGCTAGGCCATTGCGAAGCTAAGGGAATGAACGTAATTGTTTGCCCAGCTAGTCCGTTATTAGATGCTGATTTAACAGTACTAGAACAATTTTACGGATATTTAATTAAACCTATTGTTCAAAAGACAAAGCCAAAAATAAAACCTCCTCCGCATTTAGGCGGTTCTTTTGGTCGTTGTCATATAGATCAAGGGGCGTTGCAATATTTAAACAAAGAATATGGTTTGCATAGTTTTATAGATATAGGGTGTGGCACAGGCGGCATGGTAGAAGTCGCGCACGATAGCGGCATGGAAGCGTTTGGAATAGACGGTGACTCTACAATTGTACGCCGCGCACCAATTCTTATACATGATTTTACTACGGGTCCGGCAGCGTTTGACAAAAAAATAGATTTAGCTTGGAGCGTTGAGTTTTTAGAACACGTTGAGGAGCAACACATTAGTCATTACATGGCTGCTTTTAAACAATGCAAATATGCAGTTGTAACATTTGCTCTTCCAGGAACAGATGGTCATCATCATGTTAATTGTCAGGATCAACATTACTGGGTGCAAAAATTTTTAGAGTACGGGTTTGCATTAGAAGAAAAAGAAACAAAGGGAGTACGCAAGGCCTCAACTATGGGGCGTAATTTTATGCGCGACAACGGTTTAGTATTTAGGAACACAAACAATGGCTTCTGAAGTTCAAATATGCAATTTAGCTTTGGCTAAGATTGGTGATCAACAAATTACTTCGCTTACAGAAAACAGCAAAGCTGGTAGGCTGTGTAACCTTGTATACGAACCGTTGCGGGATGCTACCCTTCGCGCACACCCGTGGAATTTTGCTATTACAAGAGAAACCTTAGCTTTGCATAGTGTTGCACCGTCTTATGAATACACTGCTAAATTTGCATTGCCAGTTAATTTCTTGCGTTTGCTGGGAACTGACATGGTTGATACAGCAGAATTTGTATTAGAAGGTTCTTTTATACTTTGCAACGCTTCTACTCTTATTATTAAATATGTTAAACAAGAAACTGATCCCAACCAATACGATTGGTTGTTTGTAGAAGCTTTGTCGGCCCGAATTGCTGCTGAATTAGCTATTTCTATAGCTGATAGTAGAACAATGTCTGTTGATTTGTTTAATCTGTATGGCACTAAATTATCAGAAGCACGTACTGCGGACGCTACGGAAGGAACGCCAGACGATATAACAGCGGATACTTGGCTTAACTCACGCATAGCGTTTATTGGTACAGGGGCATAAAGTGGTTGCTGCTGCACACCCAATAACAAATTTTACGGCTGGTGAGCTATCTCCTCTGTTAGAAGCACGAGTTGATTTAGCTCAATACGCTAACGGGTGCAGAACATTACAAAATTTTTTAGTTCATCCGCAAGGCGGTGCGTATCGCAGGGGAGGAACTAAATATGTAGCTTCAGTTAAAACGGCAGCAAAACAAACACGTTTGTATCCGTTTGAGTTTTCAACAACACAAGCTTATATGTTAGAATTTGGACACAATTATATTCGCTTTTACAAAGACCGGGGTCAAATTGTTGGTGGAAGCCCAGTTGCGGCTATTGAAGTAACTACTACTTACACAGAAACTGAATTGTTTGAATTGCAGTTTGCTCAATCAGCAGACATTTTGTACATAGCACATCACAACCATGCTCCTGCACAATTATCAAGAACGTCACATACTGCATGGTCTTTAGCTGACACTGTTTTTTATGACGGACCTTATTTAGACGAAAACATTACTGCAACTACGTTAACTCCGTCTGGCGCAACTGGAAGCATTAATATAACGGCATCTGCTGTTACAGGTGTAAACGGAGGAGTAGGGTGGCGTGCTGCGGACGTAGGCAGATTTATACGCATTGCACACATTGCATCTGCATGGGCAGCGTCTACTAGTTATGCTGTAGCGGCTATTGCTAGAAACAATGACAACGTATACGAATGTGTCCGCGCAGGAACTAGTGCTAGTTCTGGTGGCCCTACTTCTAAAGGGTCTGAAATTGCAGATGGAACCGTAATTTGGAAATTTATTTCTGAAGGCGGTGTTCAATGGGGTTACGCAAAAGTAAACACTATTACCAATACAACAGTTATTGCTTGTACAGTTGTAAAAGCATTTGGCGGTACTACCGCAGAAGCATCGTGGCAATTAGGGGGGTGGTACATTGGCAACAATCCTAGATGCGTTGCTTTTTATGAACAAAGATTAATGTGGGCCGGTTCAGCTAGTCAACCGCAAACTATTTGGGGATCAAAAGGAGGCGACTATTACACTCATACACCGGGGTCTTTAGATGACGATGCGCTTGTTTACACAATTGCGTCTAATCAAGTTAATGCTATTTATTGGTTGTCACCGGGAAAAGTTTTAGCAGTAGGCACAGCAGGTGGCGAATTTAAAGTTAGTGCATCTACAAACGAAGAAGCTTTAACACCTACTAACGTGCGAGTTGTTAGGGAAACAAATTACGGTTCTGCTTATCAAATGCCGCTACGAATATCTAGTGTAGTTTTGTTTGTGCAGAGAGCAGGACGAAAGATTAGAGAATTTGTATATCAATTTGAAAGCGATGCATACGTTAGCCCGGACCTTACTCTTTTAGCAGAACATATTACAGAAACTGGCATTACTCAATTAGCGTACCAACAAGAGCCAGACTCAATTGTTTGGGCATCGTTAACAAGCGGAACTTTAATTGGATTTACTTATCAAAGAGATCAAAAAGTTTTAGCGTGGCATAAGCACATTTTAGGTGGAGTTTCTGATGCTGCGGGAACTTCAGCTAAAGTAGAATCTGTTGCAACTATAGCTGGAAGCGACAGGGACGAAGTGTGGGTTGTAGTGCAAAGATATATTAACGGCGCAATCGTGCGGTCTGTTGAATATTTAACGCCAGGACTATTAGAGACTGAAACACAAGAAGATTCGTTTTTTGTAGATAGCGGCCTTTCATTAAACTCGCCACAAATAATTTCAGCTATAACAAAAGCTGATCCTCTAGTAATTACAGCAACGGATCACGAAATAACAGACGGCGATTTAGTAGACATAAGAAACATAAACGGTACAATTGAATTAAACGGAGAACGCTACAAAGCATTAGAGGTTACTACTCACACTTTTGAAATTGCAGCAATAGCTGGAAAAAACATTTCTGCTGTTACAAAAGCTAGTCCGGGGTCAGTAACGTGTACTGGGCATGGGTTTACGTCAGGAGATCAGATTGCTTTTTTTGATGTTGGCGGCATGACACAATTAAATAATAACGGATACGTAGCAACAGTTGTAGACGCAAATACGTTTACAATAGGCGTGGACAGTTCAAGTTACGGAACATTTACAACAGGAGGAACAGCGCATTTAAACACAGATGGTGCTGCTTTTACTACGTACATTTCTGGCGGGACGGCACGAACAGCAACAACCGCTATTTCTGGGTTGAGTCATTTAGAAGGCGAAGTTGTAGACATATTAGGAAACGGCGCAGTGCAACCGTCAAAAACAGTAGCTAGTGGAGCCATTACTCTTAACACTGCCGCATCTATTGTCCACGTTGGCAAAGGATACTCTAGCATATTAGAAACACAAAGGATCGAAGCTGGGTCACAAGACGGTACAGCGCAAGGAAAAATAAAACGTATCCACGAAGTAATTTTACGATTGCGTAAATCTTTAGGTCTTGAGGTTGGTTGGGCAGATGGTCACATTGATGTTATTCCATTTAGAGACAGTTCAGATGAAATGGGGTCTGCGCCAGATTTGTTTACAGGCGATAAACGTGTAGATTTTTCAGAAGGATACAATCGTGATGGAACAATCTATATTAGACAACAACAACCTATACCATTAAGTGTGCAAGGAATTTTTGCACATCTAAAAACAAACGGGTGAAATAATGGGTGATCCAGTAACAATGATGTTAATTGCACAAAGTGCAAACGGCATTATGCAAGGCATAGCAGCAAACAATGCTGGAAAAGCGAATCAAAAAATTGCAAACGCAAATGCTGGGATGAGCAGAAGGCAAGCAGACGCAGCAAAAACTCAATCTGCTTTTAACGCTCGTCAAATACAAGGCGAAGGCACACGTTTATTAAGTACTTCAACTCAATCAGTGCTGGCTAAAGGCAATGTAGAAATTGCTGGGTCACCACTTGTTGCGCTTGGCGATGCCGCAGCCGCAATAAAAATGAAAGAGCTAACTGAAATATATGGCGGCAACGTAAAAGCACATCAATTAGAAGAAGAAGCAAGAATGTTTGAGTATCGTGGGCGAATTGCACGACAACAAGGAAAGACCCAAAGAAATATGAGTTTTCTTGGAAGCGCAATGTCTATGGGTGGCGCAGCTTATGCGGGAGGTGCGTTTACAACTGCACCACCGTTTGCTGCCGGATCGTACCCTGTAGTAGGGCCGTTCTCTATGAATTCCCCTAATATTTAGGTAAATAATATGGCAAAAATTAAAATTCCATCTGGAACAAGAATTTCTGCTTCAAGCAGAAGTGCTTCTATTCCAATGGATGCTAACGCAAGTTCGCAACCAGAAACTGGTTTAGGCAGTATGTTTGTACAAGGGGCAAAAATATACAGTCAAATTACTGAAGCAAAAGATGCTCAAGAAATTGACGCTGTAAGAAATTTTCAATCTCTTGCTAATTTAGAACTTGCACAAAAAGTACAGTTTATTCAAAAAAATGCAGAAGTTGGAGACCCAAAGTATGTAGAAAAAGTACAAAATGCTGTTGAAGAAGTTTATGCACCTACAAACGAACTGTACAAAAGCAAAGACGCAAAAACGTTATTATCAGCGCAAAAAGCATCTATGTTTAGTAATGCTTCTATTAAAGCAATGCAATTTCAAGCGGTATCACAAGCAGCAAAATTTACAGGAGAATATGAGCAAGCACGCGATGCCGATAAAACTATTTTAATGAGAAATCCAGACCAATTAGATAGTATTATCCAAAACATTATAGACATTACCAACGATCCTAAAGGAAGCGTTAGACAGCTTCTTGGAGTTGATAAGTCGTTAGAAATGCAAATAAACGATATAGAAGCTGTAACAGCAGCAGCCATAACAGGAACAATGTTAACAAAATCGCCAGAAGAAGCTATTAAAGACATAAAATCTGGACGCTACGACAAAAACCTTAGCTTAGAAGTTTCTGTTAGTTTAATAGAAAAAGCGGAACAATTAATAAAAGTTAACAAAGCAAAAGAAACTGCACTACGTACAGAAACGGACAGAAAGTTTAAAGAACAGCAAAAAATTTGGCAAAGAAATCTCTCTAT